TCTATTATCTATAAAGAAAGGGAGTTTTGTTTTAAATGCAAATCTACTAATGAATGTATCTCCACCAAAAAGTGTAGCAGAACCAAGAACATTACCAGGAGTAATCATTCTTTGGAATCCTGTGTCTACTGTTTCATATGAATACACTTGTCCCCATTGATTATCAAATATATTTTTTATTGAAGCATAATATGAAACAACACTTATATCTTGTTCTTGAGCAGGTTTAGAACAAACTCCACTATCCGAAATAGTTATTCTTGATTTATCAGTTACAATAGATTCAGTTCCATATAACATATTAGGACTTTGATCTGGTAGAGGTAACGAAATTGTTGAACCATCTTCAGAACCAATTGTTCTTAAATAAACAGAAGATTCTCTTCTGTAGTTATTTACATTAAGTGTATCTCCAACAGATTGAACTCCTGGTATTAAATATAAAGATATATCAAGAGGTCTTTGTTTTACTTGTTCCCCATTAGGAATTGCTACACTATAATCATAACTAGCTATAGAGTTGAATGAATAAGCATAATTCTTTCTTGTTATACCATTAATATAAATAGTTAAATATGCTTGATATACAGTGAACATTCCTGTTGCATTAAATCCAACAGACATACTTCCTATTAATTCTGAAGCAGCAAGAGCATCTCTCTGAGCTTCTTCTGTAAGTAATCTATATTTAGCATTATCTCTCACCTCAACAAAATGAGCTTTACCACCACCAAACATTACACTTTCTAATTTAAGTGTATCTGCTAGAAATGGTTGACCAAATGATGTATCAGGTGAGTTAAATATTTGTCTATATGCTAGTGATGTATTTTCAGTAATAGTATCAGTAGGAGTTTCAATGTCACATCCTGAATCTACTCTATATTCAGTTGGTCCATCTATATGTTTTCCACAATGTCCACATCCTTCAGTACATACTGGGCGAGGTGATCCTGCTGGTACTCTAACAGAATATGCTCTATTTGCATCAAGGCTTCCCCAACCTCCAATCCATTTATCTTTACGTCCTGCAATATAATCTATCCATTCTACTCTCCATCCTCTACATACTCCTGTAGAAGAAATTCTATATTCATCATAATTACTATATGCAACATAATTAGAAAGAACAGTTTGAAAAGGAAATACACCTGTAGTTTTTGTAGGTAGTCCTAACATTATAGGTTTACTAGTAGAACATTGAGGGAAAGTTCCTATTTCTGTAAATTTTCTTTTATCTGCTTTATTTGTATTACAATCTGTATATGATATTTCTGTATAAGGTAATCCTCCTTCAGGATCATCATTTAAAAACTGAATAGTAATAGTGTATGCATCGCAAAGTTGTGTCCATGCATTATTATTTTTATTTAAAAATGGATCTTTATTTACATCATTATATGGGTAATTAGGGAAGTAAAAACTTTGTCCTTCTCTTTCATATGTATTTACATTTCTTAATATTCCTTTAGCAATAATAGATTTGTTTGTTCCTCTATCACCTCTAATTATTTTAAATCCTGCTATATCAGCTTTTTGATCTGCTGTTAAATTTGATGAATTAACTAAACTATTAATTTGACTAATATCTAGCTTTACACCAATTGGATATATAGCATCATTTTGCATTACTGGTTGAAAATTACCAGTGGTAGAATAAGTTGGAGTTTCAAATATAGGACTAACTAATACATCAGGAAACTTATGATGTCTAATTTTTTGATTAGCAAGTTCTCCCCATACATCTAAGTTACAAGGATAAGTTTCATCTGATTCCCAATAAGCAAAGTTTCCATATTCATATGGTGTTGCATTTCCTATTTTAGCATCTGATGTAGCTGGTCCTATAACAGAAGCTGTATTGTATATTTTCCAATAAGGACTATATCCAATTCCTCCTGATTCATAAGTTGGTGTTCCTACAAAATCTGCATTAGTATTAGGAACATCTGGAAAAGAAGCATCGTAAATAGAATATGCTCTTCCAGGAATATGAAATCCATCAGTTTGTTTTCCATTCTTTAATAAGAATACTATTTCAAATGCATATACTTCATCTCTAAGATAACCTCTAAGATTTGTAGCATTTAATTCATCTGCATAGTTTTCACTTGATGGAATTCTATATGTTTCCCATTGAAGTGTAACTTGACTAGCAATAGATTGATAATTAATTCTATCAATAGATGTAAGATTATCCCATACAAGAATATCTTGTACAGCTGTTACATCTTGTGCAATTTCATAATAAGGATATTTTTCAAATATATCTTGTATAACAAGTCTTATTTGTGTTTGATTTTGTCCTGTATATGTAATGTTCTTACTTACATTATCAATAAAATATGTTCCAACTAATTCAACTGAAGGAATATTATTAACTGTTTTAATTACAGCTAAATTAAAATATTGAAACTGTCCTGATGAATCTAAATTGCTAATATTTATTCTAATAGATTTACCCACCTCATAATTAAAATTAGGAGTGGTAACATTAATATCAGCAATAGGTGTAGGATTTGTTACAGAATAATATGATGTATAAGGATTACCAGAAGCATCAGAATATTGTATAGCAAATTGATATGTACCTGAGATAAGACTTCCTCCTGTAATAACATCTGTTATTGCTAAAGATGGTATATCAAAAATTGGTTGTAATTTTAATTGATTACAATCAACTTCATTTGTATATAAAGGATCACATAAATCTGTACCAGGTACTATAATATAAGGAATACTATTAATATCTAAATATCTTCTTGGATTATATCCATCTGTCCAATATATCTCTGTTGTACAATTTGTAATTTTATGTACTACTTTATGTATAGGATGATTGATATTAAAATTAAGACAAGGAGCATCTATAAGCGTATGATAAACACAATCATTATTATCCATATATCCAATCTGACATTCTAATGTTGTAGGATTAGTTATAAAGAATATGTGTTTATTTTTTTCTTGTATTAGGTGTGTTCCTATTAATACAAACTCATTAGGAAATGTTAAACATAATTCATTCCCTTGTTCATTTTGGTAATTAACAGAACTAGAATCAAAGTTTTCTACAGCAGCATTCAATGCATAAGTTAATGTACCTGGTTTAATCTGGTTCAAAGTTTGATCCATATTTAAACCAACCGTAGCATTATTATACTCCAATCTAATATTTCCTTGTTGTTGTTCTTCTGCCATAATTATTAATTGTTACGTCTTCTACCAGCTCTATTAGTGCGGTTAGGAAGTTCATACATATTAAATCTATTAAGATCATTCTTAATCCTTCTTTGTTTCTCCCAAGGAGTTTGTTTCTTAATTTCAATACTAGCCATAATAAAAGCTTCTTCATAAGCTTGCTTATGATACATCAACTTCTGTTGTAACTGATTAAATGTTTCATCATTAGTTTGATTAGTAAGCATCTCAAATATCTTAAACTTAAGAAATGCTTCTACATATTCTCTTATACGATAATTATCAGGAATCAATTGATTTCCTATCTCATCATACTCGGTAGCATAAAATATTAAATGTACTACACCATTTCTGAAATTAGTTACAAACTTATTATCTCGTATATCAAATGAATCATAACTAGCAGAGCCAGGAGTGAATTCATGAATAGGTGGAGCTTCTGAATAGAATTCCCAATTGTTTGTATATTCCACTCCACAGTTTTGTCTTGCAGAGATGTTTCCAGGCTTAAGTAAATAATTATGAGCAAATCCTCTAGTCACACTATTATTTGTCTTATACACTGTTTGTATTAACTCAGGCATACAAGAACCATCACATCCAACATTTCCACAACAAGGACTAGGAATAGCACAATCAGTAGTGATAGGAGATACCTGAATAGTAGTTGCAGTGGCTGCTTGTGAATAAAATGAATTAGCTGATTGATAAGGTAATCCAGATACTTGTGTACTCATCCAAGCTTCTCTAACAGCATAAAAGTTATCAGGAAGTCTAGCTTGAAAATCTTCAATATAAAGAATCTCATCAGTAATTACATAAGTCGTTCTTCCTAACTTCTTTAGAGCTTTATCTAAGTAAGTAGGAAATAAAAGATCATCTACAGCACCTGTATCAAAATAAGACTTTAATTCTTCTTTAACAGTTGAGTAGACAGGTTCTGGACTTATAAAAGCATATTTATAATAGTAGCTCATAATTATTTAATGTTTCCATTCATGGTATAGGTGTTGATACTTATCGTTGGTCTTTAAGTAATGTGATAAAAGTCTTGAGGTTAACCTAGAAGGTTTGAAATACCAAAGATCAGAATTCTTAAATCTTGCTGATTGCTTAAACCACATCCAACCAAAAAAATAACCTTCCGTATGATAATTAAAGTTATAAATAACTTTTCCTTTCTCTTTAGTTTTCTGCCAATCAATTGGTAAGTTGACAAACTCTTTACCATCTATGTTATTTTTTAATCTTCTTCTTTTCTTTTTATTGATAGAGAATTCTCCAAATCCATATGGAAGCTTTGCTTTATCACCAGTCTCTAAAATATATTCTTTAAATGATTCATTGTAGGTGTATAATATATTCCTCCACTCATCAAAAGTTAATTTTATAGTTGAGTTTTTTTTGCAAAACTGATTATAGTTATCTTTGCTAGAGCTTCTCCAATCAATCTTTGTCCTCATTAATTAGTTGGTTTTGAGTTAGGTGCTTGACCATCTATTCCTTCTGCACTAATGTCTGATTTCAAATTAAAATAAGTAGATAATAGTTTTTGTGAGGTAAGTTGTAACACTTGTTGTTCTAAGTATCCAGGAAGAGCAAATTCTTTATCTAAAGGATTCTTACATATCTCATCATTGGTGTATTGTGGAGATCCACATCCACATTCAGGATACATAATGTCATTAGTTACATCTTCTTCGAAGAATGCTACAAATCTAATTGCTTTAAGTAAAGGATTGTTCACATATAAATATCCATTAGTAATCCAGAAGTATTCTTCTTTTTTAATTACAGGAAGTTTAAGTAAGTTTAAATATCTATTGATAGAGATTTCTTTTAACTTCTTTCCTTTACCACTCATAGCATTAATAGAATAAACTCCTTGAATAACATATTGATAGTTTCCTTCTGATATACGTGGAAGTTTAAACTTAGTTCTTGCTATTGTACAATCATCAACATAATTACAACATTCAGAAATAGGAACCTCCATCATTTCTAAACACGGAATAGTAGTAAACAATGTATCAGTTGCCCAAAGCTTTCTAAGATTTGTTTCACGTTTAATAAGTAGTAAAGAATTATTTCTTATTTCGCTAGCTATTGCTCTATCTGTTATCAAAGAGTCAGTCGAAAGTATCTTGTGGACACTTCTAACATCTGATACTAATTTTCTTAATGTTGCCATAATTTATATTCTTTCTTCGAACTCACAGATCTTCCCTACAATTGGGTCATATACAAGAGCTAATGCAGCTCTAACTGAGTGGACAAAATTATTATCTAGGTGCCATCTATCTGTTCCAGATAAGCTAGGCATTTGTTGTATTCTTACTCCTTTAAGTTCTTTGGCCATATAGTGATGTTTATCACCTGTATGAACTTCTCTATATTTAGCATTACCAAATGCTTGACTATATTGAGGATGTGTTGCAAACAATAAAGGAAGATCATCTAATTTACAATTACCATGATGCCATCCAATAAATGTATTACCAAAAGTTAATCCTTTAATAACACTATGTTCTCTTATAAACTCTACATCATAATCATCTTTAAAATATATATCTAATGCATGTGCTAAGTAGAAAGATTTAGTTCTATCATGATTACCCTGTACAAGTACAACAGTTACATCACTAGCATACTGTCTCAACATATTGATTGTATCTACAAGAACAGAGAATCCTAGTTCATACTCTGAATGGTAATCCATTATAGTATCTTGTGGTGTACCCTGTGTAGTTTGGTGTTGGTAGTTATCAGTATGAAAGAAATCATTTGATATAGGAAGTACAACAGTGTTTATGTTGTAATTAGCTTTCACTTTACAGATCAAAGATTGAGCCACATTGAAATATCTTAAAGCTCTTGTCTTTGGATCATTGTCACCATCTACACATCTTTTAGCTAAATGGAAATCAGATAAAGATATTTCTACGTCTACATAATCTTTATCAGTAGTACGATCTTCTTTAATGATTGATACATTAGTTGGTTTGTAGTTTTCTAAAAACTTAGCAAAGTCTTCAGGAGAATAATCTTGTGGTTGTTTTCTTTTACTAAAGACTGAGGAAGTAAAACTTCCACTTGGTAACATCTTAGACCAGTAGTTGGTAATGACGTATTTATCTAGGTTTATCTTATGTAGCTTAGCTAACTCAAGATCATCTTTAGGTTCAAATGCACTAGTGACAGTACTTTCTATTGTTCCTTTCTCAACATTCACCTTTCTAATTTCTCCTGTAGAAGTATTGTATATATATGGAGTTGTAGCTTTCTCATCATCATCATCTTTTTCTCTCAGCTCTTTTAGAAGATCATTCACTTCAAATTCACTTATTCCTAGTTTCTCTGCATAGAACTTTTTACTTTTCTTTTGCCTTAATAATTCTTCTAATCTATGTAACAAGCTTTGATTTTCAGACATATGTATTCATATTAGTTAAAAAATATCGTAAAGATAAACAATAGTTTTTATATATTCCAAATAATTTTAGTTAGAGCTGTAATTCTTTATAACTAAATTAGTTATAAAACAAAAACTCCCCAGACAAATGCCTAGGGAGAAACCTTAGAAAACCAACAAACTAAGGTTTTTTAAATTGGTTCAGTTAGAGTGGTAGTTGTAGTGGTAGTTGGCACAAGTGTTGTAGTAGTAGTTGTTGTCACTTCATCTAAAACTATATCAATATAGTTAGTACATGTACCAGTAGAAAGAACTCTTACTACTGTTGTGTAATCAGGTACAAGAGAGGATGCATATCCTGCTTCTAAAGAAGCTTTAGCTACTCCCACTTCAAATGCTGATGTAAATCCATCAATATTTGAATACAAATTGAAAGGGCCTGAATCAGCCCCAGCAACTGTTAATGTTATTAATACTGTCATATTATTTTATTTATTTTAAATTGTACAATTATCAATATCATAACATTGTAATATAGGATCATTTACACCTTGAATGGTTACGTCTGATGCTGGTACATAAGAATTATCATCTATAATTACTCCACAATTTATAAAAGGAGGATTTGGTGGAATTGTAAAATGTACATTATCACCTATAGAATAAAGTCCATTGAAAATAGAAAATCTAATTGTTCCTGTGTTACAAGATTCTATACGATAACAACGAACAAGTATTGTTGTAGTAGTGGTAGTAGTTGAAGAACTAGTAGATGTTGATGTACTTGTTGATGTGCTAGTACTTGTAGATGTACTTGTAGAACTACTACTAGTTGTTGTTGTAGTAGGTGGGGCTGTAGTAGTTGATGTAGTGGTACTTGTACTAGTTGAACTTGTAGTAGTAGTTGTTGGACAAAACCCAGTTGAGATTAATGTTCCTGCTGTATTATAAGGAATACTTGTAGAACAAAAAACAAAAGGCTGTTCAAAATCTTCAGCTGGTTGAGTTATTATTACATTTTCATCATATATACATTCGGTATACTCTAAAGTTACTACAAAAGATTGTGGATTAACAAGTGATGTATCAAAAGCAAATTGCATACAACCATCATTAGTTGTTGTGGTAGTTGTAGTTGCAGGTGTACAAGGTCCTCCTGTATATACAGTTCCAGCATCAACAGTATAACTATCTTTTATTGCACAAAAGAAATAAGAAACTCCTATTTTACCAGCTGATTCTGAAAAACTAATAGGTGCACCATAGCAATCTGTATATTCTAAAGTTACAATTTCTCCTGAATCTACACCAGTAAGATTCCATATATATGATGTACAAAGAGATACTGTTGTAGTTGTAGTAGTTGTTGTAGGAATACAATTCCAAACTGTTTCACAATCTACAGAGTTATTAACTATTGTTGTAAATTGATTATATAAGTTAACATTATTAAGTATATTATTAATAATAGTTTCTACCATTCCAGGTCCACATATAAAAGAATCAATCTTTGTAAATGCTTCAGTGACAGTATCACAATTTAAAATACCTGTACATCCTAATTCAGGACCTACATACACCACTTCATCAGAAGAAGTTTTACATCCACAAGGATTTGAATTTCCACACCCACAAGTGTTAACGATATCATTTGGACAAGACATATTTTTATTTTTTGATTTATGTTATTATAGTTGTACTAGTAGTAGTTGTTGTAATTAAATTAATTGTTACATCAATATAATTTGTACACACACCATTTGATTTAATTCTAATTACTGTTGTTCCATTAGGAACTAATGAAGAAGTGTATCCAGCTTCTAAAGCTGCGGCAGATATATTTGTTTCAAATGGAGTGATGAATCCATCTATGTTTGAATAAAGATTGAATGGTCCTACATCACCTCCTATTGGTATAACTATTGTTATTATTGTTGTCATATTATTTTATTTATTAACTAAACATCATCTGGTAAAGGTGGTGACGGATTTGGAATATTACATTTTAATGTATCACCACACAACACTGTAGTAGAACCATAAATAAATGCATGCGGTATAGTAAGATGAATAAGTTGTATTACACCACAATGTATTGTTGTATATCCTTCAAATTCTCTAATATATTGTACTGTATTACCAACTACAAATGTTTGTCCAGCTACTGGTGCATCATCATAGAATCCTTCACCACATTCTTGTATTAAATAACAATTTTGAGGAGGAGGTGGTAAAGTTGTAGTAGAAGTGGTAGTAGTAGATGTACTAGTACTAGTGCTACTAGATGTAGTTGTAGTGGTAGTAATCTCATCAGCATCTCCTGTGAATGAACAATCTAACACTGTAGTGGTAGTGGTTGTTGTAGCACAATCTGCTCCAGTTATAACTATTGCATTAACTAATGTAAGTGATGTATTTAAAATACAACCTGTATAAACTGTAGTACCAGAACTTATTATAATTCCTCCAACTGGAACACCTTCACAATTTAATGCAGTCCAACTAGCATCATTTAATATTGATTCTATTGTATAATTAATACAAGCTAAAGCAACTGTTGTTGTAGTGGTAGTGGTTGAACTAGATGTAGAAGTAGTAGTTGATGTGCTTGTACTGGTAGAACTAGATGTTGTTGTTGTAGTTGATGGAGGTGGTGGTCCACATTGAATAATTGTTTCACAATTAATTGCACCATTTATTATTGCTATGAATTCAGAATACTCTTGAGGATTATCTTGAATCATATCTAATATATGCTGTGTTAATTCTATTCCACATATGAAATAATCTAACTCTTGAAAAGCTACACTAATGTTATCTTGGTTATTAATTCCTGAACAAGATAAATTTTCACCATCATAAACCAAATCATCTGTAGTTAAACCATTATGGTTACATACAGAAGAATTTGGATTAGTTGGAGTTTCATTGCAATTACAATCTGATGGTAAAAACTTCCACATAATTTAAGGAATATATATTATATAATAACAAGCATGAACAGGTTGAATATTTGAGTGAGGTAAATTACCTCCAATATCACTATTTGAAACACTTACAGATATATTAGTAGAACTTTCAGATGTTTGATATATCATTCCAGTTCCTGTTCCATCTGCACTTATTTGAGCAGCTGATGGTACTGTAACAAGAGGAATAATATCATTATTAGCTCTTAATGAATTAGTTGGATCAGTTGTATCATCAGAAAAATTATGTCTATGTTTAGGATCAACTATAGTGGTAGTAGCAACATGTGTATGAGAAGGTATTTGTGTAACACCTAATGTGATTTGATTTGCTCCTGTAGTTGTATTTAATGAATATGTAGGATTACCACCTCCAGGTTGAACTACAGGATTAAATGCAGCAGCACTCATTGTTGTAGCTCCAACTAAAGTTCTTCCTCTTAAATCAGGAACACCAGGGTTTTGACCATTACATAAAAATATCCTTGCATAATTTCCTAAACCAGCTCCAGATGCATCAAAATTAGATAATGAAGGAGCAAAATATGGAACTGCTACATAAGGAATCATTCTAGAACTATATAATGTAAATGTAGGATCACTGTTTATATAAGCTTCTATATAATCATTAACTCCAGGATGACCAGGACTAGCAAGAATAGGTACATAACTATTTAATTGTAATATTAAAGCATTAAGCGTTGTATTAATTGCACAAAGTTTATTAATTGTAGCTTGTAGAACATTATGTGTACCACCAGAAGATGTAACTCCTGTAACACATCCTAATGTATAATCAGCGTTTATTTCTGCTATATCAGCAACAATTAAATCAATTTGATCTTGGAGGTCACATGTAGCTTTAATAATAGCTGTAAGCACTTCATTTAATGTAAATCCTGTACACTGTGTGCAAGTTGGTAAATATTTACTTACTACATTACAAATAATGTTATTATCTATAATAGGTTTAATACCTGTTCCATTAAGTACAGGAACAAGAAAGTTAACTATTGCATTTTCAACAGACAATAAAGAATCTCCGTGAAGAATACCTAACTCAGGAACATTTATTCCTGTATATTTAATGCACTGATCTGAAATAGTCTCAGCACATCCATTAAAACAATTTGAACAACTCATTATCTATATTTTAAAAGTTTGATTTTACTAGCTATCATATTCACAGAATATAAACCAGCGTAATTTGGATTACAAATTTTATATGAAAGAATTCTTCTGTAATTCAATAAAGAATTCATTGTATATGCATCAAAAGATTGATTTAACATAAATGAGATGTTATTATATAATGCATTACTCATATCTGCTATTTTACAATCTATCTCTAATATTAAAGAAGGAATGTTAGCACATTCTTTACAATTGGTTAATCTAGGTGATAGCATAATTTTATTTATTTATTTATTTACTTTAGAAGCACAGTGTGCACATAACCCATTGGTCAATTGACATCCACACCCCACTTTAGCTCCACATGCTGTACATTGTGCCATGATTAATAAAAGTTTATTTGATAATTATTCCCTGAACATCCACAGTTATTTTTTAAAAAACTGTTTAACATATTATCTGCTTGGTTATATAGTTTATATGCATCAGTCACTGCACAATTATTTGCTGCAGCAATTGATCCTTGTATAAAGAAATATATTGAATTTAATGTTACACTAGATTGTGTTTTCAATGCTTGATCACATTCCATTAAATCGAGTTTCATAAATGCTCCATCAAACTTCTCTTGAAGTTTATCTACACGCATAATAGACTTCTCTACAAAGTTCTCATACGCAGGAGTGATAGAATATTTTAAATAATAAACACCATCTGGTAAAGGTTGGTTAATTCCTGCTGGTGTTATTCCTAAGTTAGATGATGTAAAAATATTAAAATCATCCACTGTAAAAGGTATAACAGCTACATCAAATCCTGGAGGTGTTATTTCAATAGTTGGAGAAGATACAATAGGAGGTGTACTAGTGTATGTCGATGCATCTGCAACACCAAGTGTTAATGTATTATATGTAGGAATTACTAGTATATCTAATTGTAAGTTTGCCATGTTGTTTTTTAATAAATATGCCAGAGGAATATGAGTGTATATCCTCTTTCCCCTGGCATAGGTTATTTAATAATATTTATTACTTCTTCGTATTCTTAAGGAATGTTTGTAGAAGTTGTAGTAGTAGTAGATGCAGGAGCACTAGATGTAGTAGTTGTAGTTGTAATACAAGCATTGTTATCTAATACAGTTCCTAAAGCAGCTTCTAAAACAGTTTCAATTGCAGCAGCAATACCACTTGTTAAAGAGTTTGGAGCAGCAATGATTACAGTGCTATCTTCTTGAATGTAATCACCCCATTGGTATGCAGATTTATCATACTCATTAAATTTAATGTAGTATGTATCATATGTAGTACCACCAGATACCCAAGTCTCAAAGTTCTCGTTGTATCCATTCATTCTGTAAAGGTGTTTCAAGTAACCAGCTTGGTAGCTATAGAAATTTTTCTCTAATTGAGCAATTTCTGCAGATGTACCAGTAGCATAAGAAGCACGTTGAGTGATGATTGGTTGAGCAACAAAGTTACAAGCATCTGCAACAATAAAGTCAGCAGTAGTAGCTGGACCAGCATATACAAATGTTCTGAAAGACATTCTGTCATATTCAAAAGGGAACGCAGCAACATCACATGGTTGTCCATATACTGTTAATGGTTTTCCTGTAATACGCAAGATAGTTCCACCTACATTTTCAAATGTATAGAATGTAGAGAATGAAATGTTATCAGGGTTGTTTCCTGGAGCTTTCAAATTCAATTGATAAATCAACTCATCAATGATAGTAGATGTACTTACATCAGCACATGGATTAGCATCACAGTCACAACAAGGAGCTTGAATAGTTACTGATCTAGTGAAACCATTGAAATACAATGTATCAATATAAGAAGAGTGAGCACGCAAAGTTAACGTGATAACTTCTCCACATTGTACAGTGAAATTAGTTACATCAGTAATTTGGTTAGCAGCTGTTGGACATCCTGTTACTTTATACCATTCTGTTACATTAGAACCATTAGGTCTAATTGTTTGTACATTTCCTGTAAGAACTACTCCACCACCTGCAATTCTATCAGATCTTTTAGATCCTTGCAAATAAGTATTTGTTCTACCTTGGGCAATGTAAAAATAAGGGAAGTTATTAATAGTTGAGCTAGTTACCGTAGCATACAAGTTATTAAAAATCCCAACTTGTCCTGCAGTCAAGTTTTGTGTTGAGCCAGAGCTAGGGAGTGCAGTTTGCCCTACTGGAACCACAAATAATGTGGTTAATGAAAAATCAGCCATTGTTTATTTATTTAAATTAATAGTTTATTCGTTTGTTTGAATTCTGAATTGTGCACTTTGTACAGCTGCAGCATTTTCAGTATACATTGCTAAGTTTTGAACTGTAAGATCTAAAAGTTCATCTTCTAGATATGTTTCTAATTCACAATCAGCATCATATGATGGTTGCCCATCTAACATAATATATCCTGTCTTATTTATATACACTGGATATCTCATGTACATTATCTGTATATTCGTAGGTGTAAATGTACCATCGGTGAATATACTTATTTCATCAGAGGCAAGAAAGTTAAATGTTTCTTGGTATTCAAATGAAGGTTTATAATGATCATTATTTAATATGAATTGAAGATCGCCATGTTTAGCAAGATCTCGGTTAATCCATATCTTTCTATCTTTACATCTTCCTTTATCAGCTAATGCGTAGCTGTCAACATAGAACATATACTTAGGTTCAAGTAGATGAATATTAGCAGCCCATTGATTTAAATCAGCATCCTTTAATGTTAATTCTAATGGTTGGTGATTATAATTCAATACAAGACTCTGTAAGTCTTCATACCGTTTTTTAAATGCATCCATTCCTAATCCACTGGTTACACTAATACCATCAACTTTTTGTTTTATCAACTTTATCTGAGCTTCATTCAAAGCTAAGATCTTGTCTTCTAATTGAATCTGTTGGTGCTCATTAGTTGATAGTTTATTTAGTTTCTGATCAATCTTATACAATAAACTATCTACTGGGATCATATGCTTTTATATTTTTAAAACTAGCCTCTTATACAGAAGCTAGCTTTTTAGTTTTCAATTTACCTTCTAATACTAATAACTCATCTTGGTTATCATCATCAGCTAGGAATCTAATTAAATCTTCCTCATCTTTAGCTATTTCAAATTCACCTTCATAAACCTTACCGTTTGGTTTGATTCTATATACTGAATGTGCTACAGCTTGTTTTACTAAATCTTTTATATGGAGTAAGGCTTCTTTCATATCTGCAAATCTATTGAACACTTCAACTGGACTCAATCCTGAATATTTACCATTCTTGAATTCTGTTTGTTTCAATACATTATCTACTAAGTTATAAACCACTTCTTCTTTTGTTTCTTCTGTTACTGGAAGACCTAAAAGTCTTGCAACTTTTTTCTTCTTCTCAGGACTCATAGAATCAAACTTAACAATAGCTTTATTGATCAATTGTTTTTTCTTAAAGATCACTGCGTTTTCAATTTCATCATCTACAACATAAAATTGTGTATCTGCTGCAAATTCTCCTCTTTCCCAAGCTTGATATGAACTTGCAATTGTTGGATGAACTCTTAACCATGAAAAAGCTATTTCTTGAAAAGCATTTGATAGATCAAAATAGTTATCACCATCTAATAGTTTAACTACTTGTACGTGTGTTTGATCATCTGTAGAAGTTGATAAACCATAGTTCCAGAATTGTGAACGAGGTCCTAAATCAATATCTCCTATCTCATTTTCAAGTTTTATTTTAAGAGCTCTCACTCTTTCAATCTCTAATTCTTTTTCTAAAGGATCTTGGATTCTTTTAATGTACGTAGCA